TCTTCGCATCCGCAAGCGGAATGAGAAGAAGGGGCACCACCGATTCCTCGATGATGCCCCTTCGGGCCGACGGCGATCACCATGATGGTGGCCGTCTTGGGTTTCATTACAGGGTGGAAGCGGTCTTCGTGCGATGCACCAAGTACCAAGTCGGGTTGCCGGTCGTGCCGGTGTTACCAGCAGCCAGACGCAGGGTGGCGAAGAACAGCTTCACGCCGACCGTGACGAGCTGGTTCAGCGGGTCGCTCTTGTCAGGGGTGTCGGTGATCACAACCTTCGGGGAGAGCGGATCATCACCGGCCAAAGCGGGGATACCGAACGCCTCGTTGCCGAAGAAGAAGGACGCGATGATGTCCTTGGTCGCGCCAGTACCACCACCGTTCGGGCTGGTGGTGTTGATGAACTCGTCAGTATCAGTCCCAGAACCCTTGCTGACGAACGAGTTGGTCTGGGTGACCACACGGCAACCGTAGATGGAACCGACCTCGCCCTTGTAGAACGGCTGGCCCTTGTTGCCGTAGTTGGAGGCGTTGAGCCAGTCGCTGTCGCGCATCAGGTCGCGGGAGACACGGGGATCGGTCGCGAGGACGTAGCCGCCGTTGATGAGCGGGGCGCGGTTGCGCTTGAGGCGGGTCATCGAGTCGAGGACAGACGAAGCGGTCATCGTGCTGTTGGTCGTCTCGGTGTTCAGACCGCTGAAGCTCTGAGCGCACAGAGAAGGATTGCCGTACACCTTGATGCCGCCAGAAGTCGCAACGATGTTACAGGCATCCGAGTTGTCGAAGGTGCCAGCCCCCTCAGCGGCGGTTCCCATCACACCTGTACCGGAATGCAGAGTGAGGTTGGAACCGATCAGGGTGTTGCGGATCACCGAGTCCACCCAGAGAGCCATGTCCAGACCGCTGGTCTTGGTGGCCTGCTGGAGGGAGTTGAACAGATCCGTAGCACGGAGGATGTCGGTGAGACCGATTACCTGACCGTACTGGGACAGACCCTTGTCGAGCTTGAGCAACGTCAAGGAACGGTAATTGGCAGAAGAGATGGTCGTACCTTCGCCGGAGTAGCTGGGAGTAAGAGCCAGAGTCTTGACATCAGCGATACTCGGAGCCCCGAAACGGAACATGCTGATCGCACGGTTACCGTTGTTCTTCGGGATCGGAGCCTTCATGGCGAACTGGTCGAGGATCGTCTCCTGCTGGACGATGCTGAGCAGCTCCTTGCTGAAGTAGTTCTGGAACTGGTTGGTGAGCGTGGTTGAAGTAGTAATGCCTGCCATATTTGAGTTGTGGTTGTGCTATCAGGCCGCTTCCCGGTCGAACTCCCGTGACGCCCGCATGAGCGCCTCCCTCTGCTCCTTTAGGGACAGCTTGGAGAAATCATTCTCCTGAGCCTTGAGTGTTCCTGCCGGGATGCTCTTCCCGATGGCTGTTTTCTGCTGGAGCTTTTCGAGTTGTTCCTTGAGCGATTTGTTCTCCGTTTCCAGAGAACCGGCTCTTTCAGCGGAATGTTGGAGCTTCACAATCTCGACCGCGTGAACGAGACCATCGGGCACCTGGGTGAGGAGCGGGAACCTTTGCAGCAGGCCAACGGTGCGCTTGTACGCATCGCTGTTCTGATCCTTCAACCACGCCTCCTTCTCGGAGAGCCTGCTGAAGTTGTCAGCCCACGCCTTCTGGAACTGTTCGCTCTGGGCCTTCTGAGCCCTTTCCCCAGCCAGCTTCCGCACACCTTCGGCTTTCGCCCGGGCGGCCTTCGCCAGTTGGGTATCTCCATCGGCATCGAACTCCTTGGCCGCAGCCTCGTAATCCTCTGCCGTGTAACCCTTGTCATCCCGAACGGAGTTGACCTCTTGAGCTTGGGATTGCTCCCGGCTCTTGGTCCACTCCTCCCGTTCCCGCTTGATCGCCTCGCGCTCGGCCTTGAGGGCCTCCTTCTCGGCGTTGATCGATTCCCAGGTCTTCGCCTTGCGGGCGTTCTCCTGTGCGAACTTGCTGCTGCTCTTCTTCTCCGCTACCGGAGCTTCGACGGACTCCTTGCTTGGTTCCTTCTCAAGTGCCTCTTCTTTGCCGGCGGGAGCCTCTGGAGAGGACTTCCCTGACTCAGTCGGCTGTTCCGTTTCCTGTTGGTTCGGTTCAGCCGTATTCTTCTGGTTGTCGATATCGACGCCGGAATCGTAGGCGCTGGCCAAGGCCAGCATGTTGTCCGCGCTCAGTTCTTCTGCCATGTGCTTTTGACTCGTTTGTTGATCCGCACAGACCAACAACCGCAACTTTGATCCTATGTGTTCGTGACAGAATCCGGATCAGAATCCTGTCCCGTAATTGATTCCTGGTCGGCCATCACTTCGATGACCTTCACAAGACTGGCCTGACCCATTGCAAAGCCTGCCGAGTATTGCAAATGGTTTCGGTCGGTGATCGCAGAAGCGTTCTGCATGAGAACGGTGTTCAGGAGTGCGTCCTTGAACTTCTTCCCGACCTCAGACCGCAGGAAATTGTTGAGGGCAATCGCCTCTTCCTTGCCCCATGGAAGCGGGTCCACCCACTTCTGATGGCGGGAGAAGCTCCAAGCGGCCTTGATCCGCCCGATGAGGGTGATCACTTGGCTTTCTTCCTCCCGGCGGCGGCGCGGCGCATGAACTCCGCTGCACCCAGCTTCTTCCTTCCGATGTACGCCGCGAGGGCTCGCGGATCATCAGCCCCCTCCTTCTTGAGTTGCGTGGCCAGCTTGCTGAACTTCGATTTCTTCTTCATGGATGCATGTGGTTACCACGCCCGGCAGGACCAGGTGCGCGGCTTGGTTGGATCCGTCGCGGTATCGCAGTTGTGTCGCGCACGGAAATTCTTCCTTCGCTCGGGATCGTCCCGCTTGATCTCCATCTTCGGATCACCGAATCGGACCTTGATCACCGTGCCCTTCGGATTGCGAACATACACCGCCTTCTTCTTCGCCTCGCCCGGCGTGTAGAACGGTTTGTTCAGGGTCACCTTCTTGCCTTGGTATTCAGCCATGTTGATTCGCCTCCATCACGGCCCTGCGGGCCATTCTCCCCTTCGGAATGATCACGGTCGGAACCCCCTCCTCAAGCACCGGCAACAGCACGGGCTCGGGCGGACCACTCTTCCTCACCCGCTTGGGCGGCGGATGCAGCGGTTGGAACTCCCCGCACCAATCCATCGCATGAACAGTAGGCCAGCAGCTTGGCCTGACACTCGGCGGGAACCTGTGACAGGAACTATCACCACCACGATACTTGCACTCGACGCAGTTCATTGGACAGGGGCGGTCGGAGCGGGAGCGGGAGCGGCGGGCACCGGTCCCTGCGGGGCGAGCATGCCCGTACTCTCAAGGAACTTCTGGATCTCTTTCCGCAGCTTCCTTGCGTCGTTCGTCGCCACCTGCTCGTACCCCTGCAACAAACTGTCCAAGCGCACCATGAACGCATTCTTGCTCAATGGATTCAGCACCTGCCCCTGCTGCATCGCCCCATTCAGATACTGCATCAGCACCCCGATCCGACCCGCATAGTTCTGTCCCGGCTTCGCCGGCACCGGTATCCCCACCAGCAACGTCGGGATCGTCTTCGACTCATCCTCCAACTCGTCCTGCGCCTTCTGCCCGGGATCCCGCAACAACCTCTTGATCAGACTCGGGTCATCCAACTCCATGATGCTCTTGTCCAACTCCACCTGATCCACCCAAGGACTGTTCATGAACAACTGCTTCCGGTTGATGGCCTGCTGCACCATCATCTGCCGACTCACCATGTCCATCCCACCCTTCGGTTCCAACTCATACTGGTCATGGAGTGCCACCGGATCCGCATCCAACGAATCCTCCGCGAACCGATACCGCAAACTCTTGCTATCATACTGCACATACAAACTCCACGCCTGACGATACAGCTTGCCCAGCGACATCCGGAACAGCCGCGCCCGCAAATCCCCAGTCTGCATCGCCTGCGCGTTGATGCTCTGGATCTCCGTCGCCGTCCTCCGATCGGAGCCACCCGACATCACACTCGCCATCCCGTAATCCGGACTCCCGATCCGGTTCTCAGCCACCGCACGGGTCTGGTTCAACTCCGTATCGAAACTCACCGGCGGTTGCGGCATCTGCACCGGTGCCACCCCATACGGGAGAATCTGCCCGGGCTGGAACCGCAGGTTGATGCTGTTCGGCAACTCCCGTTCCGCGCGGAACAAGGGCCGGTTGTACAACGTCATCGCATCATGCTTGTGGTTCCACATCGAGGTCATGCTCAGCTCGAACGGAGCCAAGATCTCGCACACACCTCTCGGACTGAACCACCCCTTGTCCTTGATCTCATAAGGGAAATCCACAAAGGGCAACTGCCCATGGTCATAGGGCAACTCCATCGGATCCCGCAAATCCAGATCCACCGCCGCCGGACTGTACAGATACACCTCCCACTTCCCAGCATCCGTCTTCCGATACACCTCCCAGATGATCACCCCATCAGTATTGCTCGTGTAGGTGATCCCCTCGCGCAACTGCTTCGCATCATTCTCCGCCGCCGCGCCCGGGATGTTGTCGTCCTCCTGCGGATTCCCCCGAATCCGCTGCACCGTCTTCCCATCCGCCTTCCACCCAAACTGGCCAGCCATCCGCCTATAGGCGCCCACACTCATCGGCATCACATGCACCGCCCAGTCCGCATCCTGCAAATCGACCGTGTACGCCGGCACCACGAAATACATCGGGTCCACCGCCTCAAACCCCACCTTCTTGTCCCCAGGGTTCCAGAAACACTTCATCACCCCACGCCCACTCATCAGCGTGTAATCCACCCAACTCAACACCTCATCCACAAAGTTCGTCTTCTCCCGCACCTTGTAGTTGAACCAGTCCTCCGCAACCTTCGTGTACGCACTCAACTGCGCCCGCATCGGCACAAAGCTGGCCACCACATCCATCCCCAACGCCTGCTGCAAAAACAAGGGCTTCAGCTTCTCAATCGCCGTATCAATCAACGGCCAATGCAGGTCCGCAGCCTTCGGCCATGGCTTGTTCGCCCGCCGCAACCCATGATGCCGCAACTCATACCACCTCGTCTGCCGCAACTCCCATGGACTCCGCTGCCCGATACTCTCCAGTATCTGACCCTGCAAATCCTTCCGCCCCTTGTCGCTCATCATATTCACCCCTTACTACCCACCAACTTCACAACCCGCAAGCACATCCCCCTCCGCATCCCCCTCCAACGGACCAATCTCCTCCTCCATCCTCTCCAACAAACTCCTCCCATCCTCACCCACAGCCCTCAAATACTCATCCATCCTCCTCCCACCACCACCACAGAACGCCAACACCATCGCATCCGCACGATCCGGACTGTTGATCCCCCTCGCCCGCAACTCGTCCTTCCCTTCAAGAGTGAGCTTCCCCTTCCCATTCGTCCGCACCTTCCGACTCACAAACTGCTGCAACAACACCTCGTCCGTCCCACACGAACCCAAGTTCACCTTCCTCTCCTCCACCATCCGCCCAAACTCAATCCACATCTCCGCCGCACGATTCACGAACTGATCATCCCGAATCGCCCGCTCCCCAAAATTCACCCGCCTCACATCCCACCCCTCCGCCCTCAACGCATCACACATCACCACCCCCATCCCTCCCACATCCGCATACACATCCTCCGCCTTCAAACCCCACTTCCGGAACTCCGCAATAAACCTCCCCACACTCGCCATCGTGTCCCGATCACGCCACCTCACCAAACCCCTCACACAATTCCCCTTCCGCACCACCATCACACTCTCATCCCCACCAGCACTAAAATCACACCCAGCAGTCAACCTCTGCCCCTCCGACTCCTCCTTGCACGGATCACTCACACACCTCTGCCAATCCACCGTCTTCACCGCAGTCAAACTCCCATCATCCTCCATGAACTCCGCATGAATCATCGACCGCACCAACGGATGCCCCTCCCCCCAGCGGGCCACCTGCTCATCTATCCACTCCTTCCGGATATGCGGACATTCATACGCCGTCACCGTAAACGTCTTCCACCTCCCATCATTCCTCCGAAACGCCTCGTAAAAATACCCACTACTCCCACCAGGACTGCTCATCATCAACACCCGCGTCGGCTGACACCGCTCCATCGACTGAAATATCCCATCAGGCACAGCCTTCGCCTCATCCACCACATACAACAAATCCCCACTCGGCCCCTGCACATGCCACCCCTCAGCCTTCTCAGGATTGCTCGCAGAAAACCCAATGCACCGACTCACCAACTCCTGACCCTCCACCAACCTAGGATACAAATACCGTATCTCCCCATCCTTCACCGAAAACCCATTCTCCTCACCACCCAACCCATTGATCATCTTCCTCAAATGCGGCCACAACGCATCCGCCACCTGCCGATACACACCAGCCGTACACACCACCAAACTCCCAGGCCACCTCAACATATGCCAAATCACGGCACTCGCCGCCACCATGCTCGTCTTCCCACTCCCATTCGCCGCCTTCAACGCCACCCTCGAATGCTTCTCACCCAACGCCCCCAACACCGCCTCCTGCCACCCATACACCTCACGTAACCCCAACATCATCTTCGGGAAATTCTCCAGCTTCTGCGCCTCCACCAACAACTTCCTCTGCTTCCACGCAGGCATACCCCCACCACCCGAATACGAGTTGGCCATGGGGTTGCGCTTACGCTTTATTTGCTTGACAGGCATGAATTTGTGGTGGTTGGAAGAGGGGGTATCAGGATCAACCCACCCCCCTCGTGGGGGTCCCACCCACCCGGTGGTCTATGCTCATATGCTCATATGCTCATATGCTCATATGTGTGTATGCTCATGGATGGTTACTTGCCGCCGAATGCACCCAACAGGCTGCCCGAGATGCTCAACTCTTTCCCCTTGCTGGTATGGTCAATTGAGGCTCGGGCAACATAGCCTCTAGTCCTTTCCAGCATCCAGCCTGCAGCCTGCCAGCCGACGCCAGCATCGACGACACGGCGTTGAAGTGACAATTCGCCCTGAGACCTGGCGAGGTCTAGTTCTGCTTTGAAATCCGGGTTGGCGTTCAACCATCGGGCCCATTGCGTCTCGTTGCCGGCCGGAAACCCGCAGAGAATGGCAACCCGTTCCATGGGCATCCCGTATCCGGCGGCCTCAAGGGCGTCCTTTTTGGTAGCATCTGACAGAACCATTACGGTCCCCAACCTTGCCGG